AGTCACATCGAGTAACTTTTCTGCGTAGTTTCCGCCAGCGCCTCCTCCACCTGCGCTAGAGGCGGTGGTCGAACCACTGGCTCCCCCGCCACGGCCTCCTGCTCCCCAGCAACGTATCCATATCTTCTTACAGCCCGTCGGTTTATTCCAATTGTAGCTACCTGGTGTAGAGAAAACGGAAATCGTTGGCGGCTTGGCGATTTCTGAGACGTGCAGTCCATCTACCATATCTGCATTCAAGCCGGTCACTAGCTGACCGGATGCGTTGGCACCAAGTAAGAATGGAGCACCAGCAGTAGAGGGGTCGAATGTATGTCGAGCAGTGATTGTCTCTGCGGTACCCCTTGCGAGCTTTGTGTCCGCGTATTGCTTCGTAGCTACTTGTAGGGCAGCAGTGGGGTCGGTAGCTACGGTAAACTGCGGTACAGAACCCAATAACACAGGAGCGTTTAGTCTAGCTGATCCTGCCCTTAAAGATTCAGTACCACCAGGGTCAGTACCGGCAACGACTGTTGGGGCGGATAACGTTCCTGTTAGTGTTATGGCACCGGCTCTTAGGTCTTGAGCTCTTAGTGTTTCCGTACCGCCAGGGTCTGTACCAACTACAGCCGAGGGGGCAGTTAGGGTTCCTGTCAATGTCGTATTACCAGCCCTAAGTGTTTGTGCACGGAGTGTTTCAGTACCACCTGGGTCAGTACCGGCAACGACTGTTGGGGCGGTTAAGGTACCAGTAAGTGCAGTAGCACCGGCTCGTAGATTCTGGGCTCTAAGAACCTCAGTGCCACCAGGGTCTGTACCTACTACGGCCGAGGGGGCGGTCAGGGTATCAGTCAGCGTCGTTGCACCAGCTCTTAGGTTTTGGGCTCTCAATACTTCAGTGCCGCCTGGATCTGTGCCGGCAACCATTGTAGGGGCAGATAGTACCCCTGTAAGCGTTGTGGCACCAGCTCTCAAGTTTTGGGCCCTAAGCACCTCGGTACCACCTGGATCAGTACCAATCACTGCCTGCGAAGCAGTGATCCTGTCCGTAGATATTGTGAAGATATTTGTCCATGTGATAGGGTTGGCACCAGCCGCCGCCCTGTAATACTTGACCTCCTTGGCACTGTTTATCTCGACTGCTTGTGCTGGTTGAGCAGTATCTTCTCGATTCCAGTTAGTGCCGTCAAAATCTGCGTTTACTGTTATCCAAGTAGATGTTCCAACTTCCTGTACGCGCAGCCTGGTAGCGTTTGTGATACCGGCAGCTATTTTTTGCACTAGGAGACTTCGCCACCGATTTGTTGCAGTACCTAAGTCCTGCCCGACGTCAGTATTGGGGAATAAGGCGTGTGCAAGCCCTTGTAGCAATCCCTGTTCTATAGCGGTTATTTCGTCCTGTGGCTCGTTTATGTGTGACGCCAGTATAACCTGCCCAGTAGTCTTAGTTGTGAATATTTTTACACTGTTAGGGTAGCTTGCTGGCATACTTAATTTCCTCCTACAAACCTAAAGTTTGGAATAGCACGGTATATCAACTCGTTGGCAATAATCTTGATTGGCCCGTTTAGTGCCGTACTCGGAATTTTTATCTCGATGGATATCTCGATTATTCTTGATACTGCATCTCTTGGAAGTGATTTTTCCAGTCTGATTAGTGCGCTAGGAGGCGAGTATGCGCTACTGCCGTATGTAGCGCTTCCATATGTAGATAGCGCCATTGTAGTTAAGTCGAAAGTTATAGGTACCTTAGATACTCCCTCATCAAGCAGCAGCTCTATGATTGCCTGCCCATCCCCTTGGTTTAACCATCCAAGGTAGTACCGCCACTGTTTCGGTAAATCAATCGAGCGCGGCCCAAACGCCTTGGACGTCCAAAATGCCGAGAACCCTTCGCCATCAAACGTGAGCCCCTTGTCTTCCTCGTATACCAACCCATCGGTTGGGCTGGTAGTTAGAATGACCCCCATATCTCCTGGGCCATCAAGTGGTATGTAGTGTTGCACCTTCTTGGTAGATTGTGACCAGCTTGCAGTACGCAAATCATAAATAAGTTCGCTGTTGTTGTACGTATCCGTTGTGGTTTCCCGCATGTCCGAGTGATGAACCGAAAAGCGAACCTGTTTTTTCTTGTCATAGTAGACAGCAGCAGCATTTCGCATTTTGTCGGGTGGTATTTTCCTTATGATCGGAGCTATTTCATCAGATAGCAATCTGGCTACAGCACCGTCGAATCCATATATGCCGAACCTGCTTAGAAACACGTGGGTGTTTTCGACCTTTACGATTGCTCTTTGCGATTCCGCACCGACGTTTGCGAATGATCTACGAACAACGAAGTCAAATGGCGTTTCGCCAAGTACTATAAGTGGCTGGTTTCTGCCGTACACTACTAGGACGTCACCCAGTACCTTCAAACCGGTTATTTGGTCGCCCTGTGCCAATGGTAAATCCACATAGTACGTCGGCGGCCATGCTTCGGGCTCAAAGTATTCCGAAAAGAACAGCCTTTGCGGAAACCCACTGACTCCTGCCATCCACACTCTGTTCTTGAATATTTCCAAAATCGCCCCACTGGGCGGTGGATCTTTGTCAAACGGTATATCTGGCCCAAGACTTACATCTGGTACGTTATCCACAAATGTCGTTGTTGTGTTGTCGTTTATTTCCCCAACAAACTTATATATTGTACCACCAGCTAGAGTTCTGTAAATCCGTCTTTTTGTTACCTGCGGATCACTGGAAGTCGGTATGTTGGATAGTGTCACCTGCCTGTTAGTTACGGTCAACGTTGAAGATGCAGGCGACCCATTGCTTTCGTGTGTTGGGCTCACAAATGTGACTTTCCATGAGTACGTACCGTTTAGATTGCCTGGACCAGTATCAGCCACCGTTGGTGCGGTTGCTGGTGGGTCGAGCCCCATAAGTGTTACTTGGGAACCATCCCATTTTAGAGGGCGATCAACACCATTGACGATAAATAGTAGATTCCTAAAAGGAACCATCTCAACTAAATTTGTGGTGTTCAGCCCCGACTTTATCAGCGAGAAAGTTCTTGTTGAATCATTGCCCTTGTAAATATTACCATTATGCGCAATAATGAGCTCTGGTGATGCACCAACTCTATAAAATCGAGTACCTCCTTGCACTTTGCCGGTTCCTAATGATGTGTTATTCCACCTTTGGTGGCCACCAATTATGGTGAGTACACCTTCCTCATCGAATACAAAGTTCACCAACCTCTGTGCCGCACCGTCCGGTATTATGAACTTAGATGCCCTTACATGCAGTCCGCGATAGTTTGATATGCGCAGTATCTCGTTTTGTAGTGCCATGGCAGTTGATTTCAGATTATAGCGCTCTTAGTATCGTGAATAGTGGTGCATTTTGATTCGTAGCCGCTGCAATCTCGAAGCTTGGTGGCTGTGGTGGAGGTGAGGGTGGTGGCGATAATGTCGATGATAGATATTGATCTGGAGGTGGTGGAGCCGTGGGCAGCCGTGTAGTAGTGTCAGGTGTTGTGGTAGATACTGGGGTTAGTGATGGTTGTGGTTGTGGCACACCCATCGATGCCGCCTCGAATATCGAGCCGGCGCCTCCTGTACTTGTCGGTTGTACTGAGCTGGGTGCCTGTACTGGGGATGCTAGAGCTGGAGATATACTACTAAGCCTTCGATCTATTTCTTCGATGGTCTCAGCAGGTTTCAACACCGGAAACTGGGCCTCCTCACGAATCGGGCGGAATGCAGCTCGCCCTATTTCTTCTGGCCTCCGTAACAACGGTGTAGGCAGAATTGCTTGTGATGTGGGTCTGAACGTCGGGGCAGACATTACGTGTGCAGACGGTCCGATAAACTGTGGAACAATCGCCCTCTTTCGAGACACGACGTCGCCTTCAGTTGGTGGTAATGGCGAAAACGTGACACCATACAATCCGGTCAGACCACCACTTGCAACACCCAGTGGGTCTCTTTGTATTTCTTGGGCCATGTTATACATCCCCCTTCGCAATTCCGTCCAGCCACGATGGCGGAGGTTCAGTTAAATAAACGTTGGCTAGGTCGGTCCTAGTGGCTGCTGTGACTGCTTCTCCCTGTTCCAGCCTTACAGACGTGCAACCACAATACGGACACTCGACGTCGTTAGCTAGTACCGGGACATCAAATCGGTGCAAGTTCTCGATGCAATACACACTAAAGGTCTGTGGCCGTCGAATCTCCATTGGTCTCCTCAGTTTCGTGAGCTGCCTTCATATGCCGCTTTAGTGCCACCGACGGGCGTTCCTTGTCACTGAAGTCCTTTCCGCAAATAGGACACACGGCCGTGTCACTCGGCGCATATTCTGTTTGTGCAACCTCGTGTGCTATTGTCTCCTCCGCGCCGTCATCACCTAGCACACGTAGCCCCAAATCGCTGTAGTACCCTACGAAATGATCAGCCGCCCCCTGTGGTACATGGGCCACGCCTTTTGCTGGCAGTGTGTACGGGGTGCCGTCGAACATAGCGTTGATCGTTCTGTCGGATGGGTTGTACAGTTTTACTACGAACATGCTGTGTACCTCCTTCTACGTGTTAGCTACCACAGTGGGTATGTGTAGTTTACATAAACTGGTCCGCCTGATTTACCACGAGTCACAAACGACAAATACTGCACGAGACGTGCCTGATATTCAGCCTCTTCCTGTTGCGCCAGTTGTTTGTCGCTTTTTAGTGCCAGCGCTGTGGCTAACGGTACAATAATATCTGCAACTTCGTCCGGCAGATCCATTGTATCTGAGTCGTTCACCAACTTGCGCGGTCTGGGGACATACCAAACGTGCATCTGGTACTGAGAGTCTGGGATTGGAATAAAACCGATCATGGTAGCGGGGTCAGGTGAGTTGTAATCTGTAGTCCAGTAAAACGCTATCGGCTTGCCCCTGCTCCTAATCATGAATCGATATTGCTGCTGCCAGTCATCCAGCTTGCGTGGTACGTCAAGGTTGAACCCGTCGTCGTGTGCGACATACCTGATTTCAAACGCATCAATAGGAATCGAATATTCTCCTTGCCCATCTGTCGTTGTAAAACTGTATTTCTTCAGCCCGAACCAATCTGGGTTAGCCTCCACTATCCTAAGGAATGTTTGCCGAATAGCGTCGTTGATATAGTAGTTCACGACATCTGGGGTGAACCAGTTTCCTGCAGCGATCGGTTCGGATAGCCTACTTTGTACCCTTTGTCTGAGTTCTGCAAGTGTGACCGCCACTCTTTACCCCCTGCGAAGCTTATCTTCCAGACTCGAAATGTTGTCGTCTATGCGATTTAGTAGCTTCTCGACGGCATGGAGTACATTTGCGACATCTGACAATCTGTCGGCAACGTCGTGTAGATGATTGTCTAGAGTAGTGGATATCCGCTCTATGGCACCGAGCTGTTGCCCCATGAACTTGGTTACCGCGGCGACCACGTAGACTAAAGCCGCCAAGGCAACTGCAGCTAATGCGTAGCCAGTTTCGATCGTGGGCCACATCCACATACTAGGAGGCACCTACTACCCATTTTCTGAATATTGAGTCGCCTCTCAGCTCGTCACGAATGTGCCGCCAATCCTCTCTTATAGCATCCCTCAAAACTTCATATGGTTCTTCCTGTATATCTTGCAGTTTTCGTTCATTACGTGCATCGATGTCAAGTAGGATGTCTTTCGCCCTGCGTCTGGACCAAGCATCCCTAGCCTTCAACCAGTCCAGTACCCACATACCAGGCTCGTGTTCGAGCCGGTATACCTGTACGATAGCCCCATTCCGTAGCCTGTTGAGTATCTCCCAATCACTGTAGCCATTACGCGGCACGTTGCCATACTTGTTTGGTTGCCTCAGAATGTACCATGCATGGTCTACTGGGTGTTGCCACAGGATCAGCTGTGGGTCGTAGTCGCGTAGTTCGCGCAGCAACTGGTACATTATCATAGCCCTCCAAGCACTGTTTTATGGATTCGGATTAGTTACACGGCGTATGTAGTCTTCCCAAGTCGGCCGCCGAAGTACAGGAGCTATCGTCGGGCTTGGGCTGGGCGAAGGCCGTGGGCTGGCAGGACTTGCTTGCGGCCGCCCCAATCCTAGACGGCGCAGAAAATCTTCTAGCCTCACCATAGATAGCAGCTCGACGGCTCTGCGAATAGCATCGGCTGCACGATCGGTAGCGTCCCTAAGTTCCTTCGGTACGGGCATACTCAGCCCTCCTAAATCGGCAGTTTTGGGATCCAAGGCCAGTTGTGCGCCTTCGCGTAAGCTACAGTAAAATGCGCCGCAAGCCACCACAAAAATGGTAGTGTAATCCACCACGGTACTTCAGCCACGAAAATGTTCGTTATTGGCGGTGTAGTAGGTTTGTTGTCAATAAGCGCCCATATTTCATAGGCGAGTGTTAGTAGAACTAATACGTAGCATATACTGACCCAAATCCTATCCCAAGCTACCGCCACCCTTGCCCACTCCTTTTTCGAGGTTTATCTTTTGCTGAGAGAGAACTCAATAAGCGCGTTCCTTTACCATCCATTCGCATGCCGTGCTTTCGCTTTTGGAGCTCCCTATCACGGCGCTCCCATTTTGCTAAATAACGATCTTCTAGGTACTCCTCGTAGTCATTCATATCTACGGATCGCGATTTATCGGCCTACCCCAGGAATCCACGTTTGGATTATCGAGTTTGCTGCCGCCACCATTATCTGTGGACGGCAGCCCGGGTGGCAAAATTTCCTTCGGTATTGGTGTTCCCTTCAAAGTAGCCACTATGCCTAGTATCATCCTAACGCCATCTCTACCAAGTATCCAAACCCATGCCGGAGATAGGGCTATCGCGCCCCAGACCCCAGC